TCTGCTGCGTGTCCGTAAAGACGAACTCGTTAAGCGACTTGCCTTGGCGCTGGATGTACACCGAGCCGGATTCAACCAGCTGCACCCGCGTGCCAGGCTTGATGCCGTTTCGGCTGACGTTCTTGAATGTGAAGGTCAGCGGCGTGATCGGATCGGTTCCCTGCTGCGGCACATAGAATTCGCCACCCGTCGTGAACACTTGGAAGTCACGCGAGCTCACAATGTCGGTGATGACGTTCAGTTCATTGGTGTCCAGCGTTGCCTCAACCGCATCATCGTCCAGCGACTCAGACGGCACAAAGTCAAAGAACAGGCCAATCTTGCTGCCCCAGATGGTCGATGGCCGAGACTTGCTGCCGCCGAAATACAGCCTGCCTTCATGGAATGTCACACTGCGCGGCCAGCCCTTGCCTGAGCTCCACACATCCTCATAGCCAGACTCGATTTCCCAGTTGCCCTGGGCGATGTTGCTGGTGTCAAAGAACGGGTATTCGGTGATGGCCTTGACCTTGGTCGTGCTGATGTACTCGACAATCTTGGCACGCCCCTGCGGGCTGGCATTGATGTACTGATTGACGCTGGCGGCGCTGAATGCTGCGTTTTGGGATGTAAGCTCGACGTTGCCAGACACTGCACTTGGTGTCAGATGGCCAGCGCCCAGCGTGGTCGAGCTCGTCACCGTTAGCGTGAAGGCATATTTTGGGATGCTGTCGAACGTGATGCTTGTCGCTGTCCAGCTTGAGTCAGACGCGCCGCGTACCAGCTTGACCGGTTGCATATCCGGGTGAACGATAATCAGCGTGTCAGCGCTCTGCGTCCAGCACATGTCATCGACAATGCTGCTGCCGATGGTCGTTGTCAGGTAGTTATTGCCGCTGCTGTTGATGTTGCTGACAACCGCGCCGTTCTTGATGACATACATGCGGTTATGCGTGAAGCAGAGCATGTACGAGTCATCGACTGAGAACTGGAACGGCACCAGGCGCACGCCGTTGCCTGCAGACGCGGTGCTGGTGTTCGGCAGTTCAAGGATGTGCTTTAGACCTGGCCGACGGCGCAGACCGCCCTGCGGCTGGATCAGCACATTGGTCGCCTTGGATAGCGCGTTGCTGTATGCCTGCAGATCCACGCGAGCTCGCAGCAGCGGGTCAAGCTCCCCGGTGCTGAAGTTCGTTGTGAAGTCAACAAAGCGCGGCATCAGTTCCTCACTGCGATTAAGGTGAAGTCCTCAATGGCGCGGGTTGGCTGACCCTGCGCGTCGATCTGCATTGCCGTGCGCAGATAGCCGCCGCGACCGTTCTCAGACGGATCGCCCACAGCCTTGCGCTCCCAGCGCAGCGACTTGTCTTGCTGCTCAGTGATCGGCTCTGCCAGATGCCAGGCCATCATGTACTTCATCAGCTGGACGAAATACTGCGGCCAGGCGAACTCGCCGATGCTGTACTGGTAATCGATAAAAACGTATTCGAGATTCGTCAGCAGCTGGTCGCCTTGGATCTCCCAATCTTTCTGCACCGGAGCGCCGGGGCTGGCGCTGTCATAGACGGCACGCGGGCCGGCAAGGCGATCACCCGGCAACTGATACGCATAGCGCCAAACTGATGTCGGCGCGGTCAGCAGGCGGGCAAGCTGGATTTTTTTGGTGTTGAACGACCACGGGTACATGACGAGCGTCGAATCCCGCGTGTCAGGGTACAGACGGTCGCAGGCATTGGACTCGTCGGTGCCGTCATTGAAAGACGAAATGGGCTCTGCGCCCAACAGGATCAGGGCATCTGCACAGATCGAAACGCCAGTGTCGCCTGCTGCCATTGCAACCTCTTAATGTGAGAAGGGGCTGGCCCGTATTTCAGAGTCCAGCCCCCGGTACTACGGTTGACTGCGGTTTAATCGCCGTCGGTAGCCGACAGAGTGGTGCCGTCAGTCACATCAACCACGCCCGACGAGTTGGACACAACATAGACCAAGGTGACAACGGCGGTCGAACCGGTCGAAGTCACGCAATGGATCACGTCGCCCACCTCGAGGGTGCTTGCCAGCGAGTTGAAGTAACCCGACGTGTTGACATCCGCGATTGCATCCGCGGTCTTGTAGCCATACATCGACGGGGCGTTGCCGCGCTTGGACGCGGAGTAGGCGGTAAAGCCAGCTGCATCAAAAGCCATGATTCAGCCCTCCCTATTAAGCTGCAGCCGCGGTGTCGCGGGCAGTGATCTTGACGATACCCTCGGCATCGATCGCAACCGCACCAGCCGAGAACAGAGCATTGACCAGCCAGCTCGTTTTCTCAGGGATGTAGTTGATCTCGGTGCGAGGAGCGATGCCTTCTGCGTAACCGATAGCAGCCTGGTGGAAGGCGTACAGGGTACGGTCGGACGAGCCGTCGATCGGCAGGCCACCTTCGGTGCGGTCGCCCAGGACATGGAACGTGAAGCCCAGGAACGAATTGATCTCGCCCTGAACCAGCGCCTTGACGGTGTTGAAATCCGAAGAAGTGACCGAAGTCTGCTCAAGCATCGCAGCCAACGAGTTGGCGTGGATGATGATGTGACGGCCATCAGCAGGCACGTTCTTGGTGTTCAGGATCTTCGCGGCTTCGCGCAGCTTGGCGACGTTCATATTGGTAGTCGAGCCACCAATCGAATTGGCCACGGTGCCGGTGCCAGAAGCAGCAGCCAGAGCGTCCAGAATCAGCTGATCCTGGCGACGGCCAATCGCAGCGCCGACCACTTGGGCGAGCTCAGAGCGCTCGTCAAAGTTGACCTTTGCCTGCGAGAAGATGTCCGAATATTCGGCGGCGTTCCAGTCCGACAGCGTGCAGGTCACGGTCGAGAAGCCGACGTTCATCGGGGTGACATCGGTCTGGGTTACGCGGGCAGTTGCCACGCCGCGACCGACTTTCGGGAATTTTACTTGGGAGCCTTCGACACCACGACGCTGACGCACAGCGCCCACCAGCATTGCCTTGCCCTGGTAAGCCTGTTTGACTTCAGCATCGAACAGCGTCACAAAGGCATTGCTCAGAGAGATAGCCATGTTGACCTCGTTCGGTTAAGTAGTCAGGGTTTTGCGCGTCGGTGAGCCGGGTATCCGGGCCTTGCTTGCCACTTACGGAGGCCAATCGGTGGTGTCTCGCCACAGGTCAGGGCCGGTCGCCCGGTATGCCTTGCGGCTGATTGTATTGTCGCGTGAACTATTTGCAACACGTCCGATTGGCAAATGGACAAAAAAAGCCCCGCCGGGGGAGAGGGCGGGGCAAAGAGGCGACAATGGCAAGTCGCCTGCGAGAGATCAGTCTTTGACCACCTGGGCAAACAGCTTTTCCACCTTCTGGCGGTATGCCGGGTCGCTCTGATATTTCGGATCAGCCACCATCTGGTAGAGCTCCTCCTTGGTCGGAGCGCCTTCCAGCGGCTGGGTTTCAATCGGCATTCTGCCTTCATAGGTTTCGCGCAGCTTGGCCAGCATGGTGATGCCTCGCGCTGTGCCAGCCATGATCTTGAACTCGTCCCAGTCATCCTGACCCCAGGTTCCCTTGGCGATCAGACCGCGAGCCCAGTCGGCCATGCCGTTGACCAGTGCGCCGCCGTTCGGGCCGAGCTTCTGCATCTCAGTGGCAGCGTCCACAGTTTCGCCGCCGACCAGTTCCTTGGCCGTTTCCTGCAGCTGGCGGGATAGTTCATCGAACTGCGCTTGCGAAATCCCGGCTTCCTTCGCCCAGCCGACCAGCGTCTGCGCCATCGGGTTGTCGGCAGCATTGTCGCCAAACGAGCTCACATCGTAGTTGCCATCTGTCGGTGCTTTGTGCTTTCCCTGGCTGATTTGCTTGCGCAGGTCTGCCCAGCTTTTGGACATGGCCTCAAGATTGGCCTCGCCCTTGTCGGCATCCCAGAAGTTGTCAGGCAGATATTCCGGCTTGGTTTTGGGTGCGCCGGTATCGGATGCCGGTGCTGCCGGGTTGTCAGGATTCTTGTGGTCGATAGCGACCGCATCCTTGCTTTCGGTGTTGGTATCGTCTTGCAGGTTCACGTTGTCGAGTAGGCCAGTGCCAGCACTGGGCTCGACGG